ACGGCTAAAAGATTTAATGTCAAGTGGCATCCGTAACGCTACGGGTGAAACTGAAAAGTTAAATACGAGCATGAACACGGCTCAAAATTCTGCAAACAAGCTACAAAAAGCACTTGCAGGAATTGGACTTGGTTTAGGTATTAGAGAAATCGTAAACACAACCGCATCAATGGAGGGGTTGCAAAATCAGTTGAATTTTGCGAGTGGCTCGGCAGAACAAGGCGCACGGGATTTTAATTATTTGCGTGAAACATCGCAAAAGATGGGATTGGATTTTAACGTGGCAGCAACTGCGTTTTCAAAGTTTAGCGGTGCGGCTCGTGGCACATCAATAGAGGGGCAAAAATTGCGTGATATATTTGAGGGTGTAGGTATGGCATCAACCGTAATGCACTTATCAGCAGAGCAATCGGAGGGCGCATTTAGGGCATTAGAGCAGATGCTATCAAAGGGCAAAGTACAAGCGGAAGAATTACGTGGTCAGTTAGGTGAAAGAATACCCGGTGCTTTTCAAATTGCTGCAAGGTCAATGAATATGACCACAAAAGAATTAGACAAATTTATGGCCGATGGCAAATTAATGGCCGAAGATTTTTTGCCTAAATTTGCAGCACAATTAAAAACGGAATTTGCAGGTGGTATGGATGCTGCAAGTCAAAGTTTAAGTGCTAACCTTAACCGAATGAATAACGCATTTTTAGAGTTAAAATTGACTATTGGCGAATTGTTAATGCCTGTTATTGTTGGCAGTATTCAACTTATACGTTCGTTTACAAATTTTGTACAAGAACATGCCGTTGCAATATCGTTTTTAGTCGGCTCGTTTACTGCCGTTGCAGGTGCTATATTTGTTTATAATTCTTATATGAAAATAGCTGCGATTTATTCGGGTGCTAAATTCATTTGGGGCATTTGGTCATTAGCTGCGGCACTTGATGGGGTAACGGTAGCGCAATGGTTATTAAATACGGCTACGGCATTTTTTGCAGGTTTAAGCGGTGTTGGTTTGTTTGCGGTAGCGGCAGCAGGTGCGGCAGCATTAGCAACAGGTATTATGGCCGCAAAATACGCTTACGACAAATTAAACAAATCAGCCGAAAGCGGTGTTGGTGCACCATCAAAAGCAATTAATCCGATGAAATCTGGAGGTGCAAGCGCACCAGCGCCAACATCCACAAATAAAGCCAAGGGCGGTACAGGTTTGAACATATTAGAAAGCAGAGGGGTGCAGAATTTCAACATCAGCATCGACAAGTTGGTTGAAATGATTAAAGTTGAAACAACACAAATAAAAGAGGGCGCGGGCGAGATTAAAGAAATCGTAGCACAAGCACTTATCGAAGCAGTTAATGACTTTCAATTAATGGCAACAAAATGAGTTTGAAATTTTACATACCACAACCGCTTGCGAAAACCAACGCGAGAACGCTATCAAAGGGGTTTGGACTGCCAATAGTGCAACGTGCAATATTAGCCAACACGTTTGACATCACAACGGATAAACCCGATGCAACTTCATTGTTTGGCACACCCGTATATGACACATTACTGATTGAGCAGCCGACATATAACACGTTTGAGTTTAACGACTTCACTAATGAATACGTGCAAACGCCTAACGTACTTGCAACCAACACAAAGCAAGTGAGCGACCCGTTGGATGCAAACGCAAATCAGCAAGCAATTAAAGGACTATTTTTGAATGGGGTTATCATTGATGCCACAATCGAAAAAAACATCATTAAAACGGCTATGATTGACAAAGTTGGCACGGTTAAGGAGTACATAGGAATGGGTGACATTCAGTTAACCATACGCGGTTATGTTGCCACAAAGAACCCCGATGAATACCCCGATGTTGATGCGCGGTTGATTAAAAGCTATGCAAGCGCACCCGTTCCTTTAAAGGTTACAAGCACGTTTTTGAATGACATTTTAGGCATCACACAAATTGTTGTTGAAAGTTGCCAACTATCGCAACAACAAGGCATGCGTAACGTGCAATACTTCCAATGGCAAGCGGTTTCGGATACTGACTATACAATAGAACGTAAAAATGTTTAGGTTAGTTTGCAGGGTAGAAATACAACAACAAGGCAACGGTAGAAGCGACACTTACTATTGGGATAAGGTCAACACTATTACGTTGGCAAGGTCATACGATAAGCAAACGCAAACGGCATCAGTAATACTTCCGAGAAACATCAAGTACAATGACCGCAACGTGTACGAGGGCGAAAACCCTATTATGCGCAGAGGGGATAGAATAATAATAACCGCAGCATACCACCCAAACCAAACCGTTATATTCACGGGGTACATTGCAAAGATTAACAACAACGTGCCTATTGAATTATTATGTGAGGATGAAATGTTTTTAATTAAGCAGGCAATAACACCTAACATTACATCCAATTCAATAACTTTAGAAGAATTTTTAAAGAAAGTACTATCGGAAAAACCAGTGCCGTTTGAAGCTATCAATGCTGATTTAGGCAAGATACGTTTTCCAAGTTTAAATGTTGGTAAAATATTGCAAATACTACGCGACCAATACGGCTTGTATTCGTTCTTCATCAATGGCAAGCTATACGTTGGATTGGCATTTTATCCGAAATTAGCAACGGAACATTACATGCTATTTGAGCGTGACATGACTGCCGATGGCATGAAGCTAACGTACTTGAAAAAAGATGATGTTAAGGTCAAAGTTGTTGGTGTTATCATTGAGGGAATAAAACGTACCGAATACACTTACGGGGATGAAACGGGCGATGTTCGCACGGTGTTTCAAATCGGTGGCACAAAGGCGCAGTTGGATGTTAAGTGTAATTCGTTTTTAGAGCAAGCCAATTACACGGGGTATTATGGCTCGTTTGAAACTTTTTTAGAACCGAAAATAGTACCAGGTGATTACATTGTGGTTGATAGTTGGAAATATCCCGAGCGAAAGGGCAAGTACCTTGTCAAATCGGTATCAACAACCGTATCAACAGACAATGGCGGCAAGCAAGTAATCGAATTAGAACGTAGAATAGCATGAGTGTATTAGTAACAGACATAAGGCAGGCAATACAAGCGTTAAGCGGTGTTAATGACCTCACGTTTGAGGGCATACCGTGTACGGTGAGCGACATCAACACAACAGAAATGACTTGCACATGCACACCCATTAACGGTGATGCAGAGTTCTTTGATGTGCTACTCAATGCCGATGCAGATAAGGGGTTCACGCTGATACCTGCCAACAATAGTGTTGTGATAGTGCAACAGACATCACAAGCAACGGCATACGTATCAATGGTTAGCAAGGTTGACCAAATATACTTGGCGGGTGATGCAAATGGTGGGTTGGTTAAGGTGCAAGATTTAACAAGTAAATTAAACGCATTAGAAAATAAAGTAAATTCATTAATTGTAGCGTGTTCAAGTCAAGTTGTTACGCTTGCACCAAGTGGAGTATTTGCATTAGCACCATTTTTTACAAGCGTAACACCATTAACTCCTACACAACAAACAGAATTAGAAAACACCAAGGTACAACATGGCAACGGCTAAAGATTTCTTACAGGATGATACGGGTGATATACTCATCAAAGATAACGACTTCGTAATCGGCAATAGTGATGAGGACCATATCATCGACATTATTAACTCTAATCAAGGTGATTGGAAAGAGTACATATTTTGCGGGGTTGGCATCGACAATTTCCTTAATAGTTCGGGTGCGCAGTTACAACTACGCAAACAGATATTGCAACAACTTACTGCCGATGGATATTCAAGCGTTTCGGTAGTGTTCACAGATAACAACACCACTAACTTTGAAGTCGATGCTATACGCAGTTAAGAACGGACAAGGAATATACGATGTTGCGGTGTTGCTTTATGGTGATGCGCAATATTCGGTTAAGTTGGCAACGGATAACGGGTTGACTATAACAGATAGCATTGAGGGGTTGACATTGACTTACGATGAAACTATCAAACCGAAAGTCGAAGCGGCTGCCATCAAGCAACAGAACACACCCAAGCAACCCGATAACACTTATTTCATCAAGCAGGTGCAATCGGTTTGGGATTTATCATTGCAGTTCGGCTACGGATTGAACCGAGTTGCCGAATTTTGTCAACTAACGGGGTTGGATATTGCATCAAACGCAATCGGAAACACGCAAATTCAAGTAACTAAAATACCTACTAACGTGCCAAGTAACACTATATTTGCAACGCAATTTGGTAGTGATGAACCGACCATACCTTACTTTGTTTTGTTAGAGGATGGTTTTTATTTGTTGCAAGAAAATGGCTTTAAAATACAATTAAATGGCTGATACTAAAATAAGTGCTTTACCGAGTGCAGGCGCATTAGCAGGCACCGAGCCGTTGCCGATAGTGCAAGGTGGCAATACGGTTAAAACAACGGTGCAGGCAGTGGCTAATTTAGTCACCACCCCCGACCTGCAACAAGTAACAACTGCGGGTTCTACAACATCAGTAGGGATTACCGTTGACAATGGCGCAGGAGAAAGCGTTCAAATTAAGCACGACCAAATAATTATCAATAATGCTTTAGGAAACGCAACAATCACATCGCCAAATTTAACAACTGCAACTGAATTTCAAATCCCCGATAAGGCAGGACCGACAGAAACCTTTGCAATGTTGAGTGATTTGACAGGGGCGGGTGTTGCATCAGTAACAGCAGGCACTAACATATCTGTAACAGGCACATCAACAAACCCGATTATTAACTCACTTTCGGATAGGTACAAAACCGCATCCACAACAAGCAATAGCGTAAGCAACGGTGCTAAAACATTCACGGTTGATGCAGACCTATCTTATATCCCATTACAGGAAGTGTTGATAGTGGCTAACACATTAAACCATATGCACGGCACGGTTACATCGTATAGCGGTACAACGCTTGTTGTCGATATTGACCATCACACAGGTGGTGGAACGTTTACATCGTGGGTTATTAACCTTGATGGAACACCTGTCGATGCAATAACAGGGTCGGGAACGGCAGGTTTACTCGCTGAATTTAGTGGCGGCAACACAATTCAATCAGTACCCGATGGCACATACGCACGAACAACAGAAGCAATCGCATACGCACTAATATTAGGATAAAATGAAAAACTTAATCACACCATCATACGTATTCACACCGGGATTGTCGGGTGTTGGAACAATAGATACTAACATTATCAACTTTGACATTAAGTTGCTATACGCAATTGTGAATGTTACAAGGGAAGCGATTATTTACACTCCCGCAATATCGGGCAGAGGTTACAC